ACCTGATTCGGGATGAAAAATTATATCCTCATCAACTCCCGATTCGGGTTGTGTGGGTGGATCAACATTGGGTCTGAACTTGAGATGAGAAATCTTGTCGTCAGGTGCAGCCACTTCGAAATCCTCCAGCATTGAAACGAAAACGTTTATCTGGATCGGCGCCGAAGCTGTTGAGGGGACTGACAATCGATTCAACACATACACCGATATGACTCCATTGCCATAAGCTGGAGAAGTCACCAAAGGCGTAGTTCCAAATTCTGCTGATGAATTCCACCCAATTGACTCTTTGAAGGCTACATTCTGCCCCCATCCCACATCAACAGTGAAATCCTTGCATTCAGCAATGTCATGAACTGTGGAATAGTGAGTGTTGAATTCACTTGTGCTTCCACCTTTCGAAGGATCGTACACTATACGAATGCGACCCTTGTGATACTCACTAGCAACAATCTGGAATCTGAATCTCATTGTGCCTCGCCAGTACTGGAAAGGCATGGCAGCCAATGCGCATGCAGGAAAATGCCACTCTTCACCATTCCTCTCTTTAAGACCAGGGTCAACTCGACAATTCCATAAGTGATCACCGGGATCATCAGTTTCAATCCAATTGAATTGATCAATATAAGACTCTCTACCAGCTATAGAAGCTATAGGCAGTTCGTCATCTGGTTGAATTCCGGTCGTTCTCGGGTCAATCGTGAGTTCCTGTTTACTATCAATTGTCACTTTGTGAGCTGACTGCTTCGTGTCCGTCACAGCAAGAGAATGCTTGGCCCTAGGTTCATAGAGTTCATAGTTGAGATTGTTGGGGGCTGACAAACCAAACATCTTTGCTATACTAGCAAGTGCAGTTGCCCCTATCTCAGTAGCCTTAGCATATGGTCCAATGGTGGGAACATTTGATAAAGATCCGGCGAATCGCGCCACATTAGATGCAGGTCGCGAAATTATGTTCTTGTCATGTTCGTCAGATCCCGATTCTGGTTCTGTTCCGTACTCTGGCACAGGGAACTCTCTCGTGGGAATAGATAGCTTCACATCCTCTGCCCATGCCATGACATTGATATTGATCTTGTCAGTGCCTGCATTGGCATGTTGCAAAATTGTGAAGGATGAGATAACAAGCTCACCCATATCCCTCCATTCCTTAGAGGGAATGATCAGATTATTCGATGGCCAGAAGAATGGCAACTCAAGTGTACCACCTTGAGAGGTGGTTGGATTGAGATAAACGTGCATTCTCTGAGAACCTCTCACTCTGTCTGATGGGACCCAATCTCGAGTAGGCGATGTTCTATCAAAAGCAACAAGTGGTTCGTATGCTGCTATGGCTCTTCCATAATAGAACGCATTTCCATTGATGAGAATCTTGACATGCAATTTACATCTCAACAAATGGAAATTCTTGACCTTCTCAAGATTCCTAGGATTTTCCCAGAACTCTTTCCAGGGATTGAGTCTTTGAAAAATGGGATTATCCACCTCCCAATCGTATGAGGCTATGCTGATAGGCCTGGAAAACCAGTCTCCCAGGCTAGCATCCTCAACCATTCCATCATTACGTGTACTGTCAAATTCTGCTCCACGGCTATCCATAAAACCGGGAACATTGTCGCGAAACTGCATTGTCTCGCTGGAAAGTAAAGCGTCCGCTTGACTTCCCGTTTGAAAAATTTTGTGATTTTGTGTATTTGTAGTTGGCCTACTATGCTAGGTAAGATGGCCGACCAATGCCATCTCCCGACACAGTCTTAAGATCATGTAAAGCCTCGCTTTGATTGGTACTTGAAAAGTCTATAGACAGAGGTACTCGACTTGATAATCAAAACTGGTATCCATACACATGAAATGTTTGCTCCTCCGTGGAAGGCAGTTGCTCTGCCCCCGGCTTTTAAGGACATCCGGCAGGTCTGGGCTCAATCCACGAAGATTAAAATTTTTCTAGCCAAGAATTTGCAAGATCATCATACGTCTTTTCAAGATACTCAGTCCAAATGTTATGGGCTTGAGCAGCTTGTCGCAACTTCGCACGTATTTCTTCATAAGTTTCCTCTCCATGAAGAAACGACTCAAGTAGAGCAGTTATGATCGAACAAATGGCCAATTCCTCCAAGTCACCTTTTCCACTCACCATGTGGAGCATCTTTTCAATAGAATTCATGCTCAAGGCACCAACTCTCACACCAAGTCTGGGGTGGAAAACACTTTTCCTCTTCAAAAAATCAATAAGGGCTTGGTCCACAAATTCGGCAGGGTTGTCACTCTTAGCCGCATCTGTGATGCCCATCCCTATGAAAGAAAAGTATTCAAATCTGGATGAGAACTTGGTTATCTCTCGAACCTCAGGTCGAGAACCTGCCTGACCATCATCTCCATATGTGATGATTCTCTCGTTATCCCTATATGGACCCAATGAATCAAATTTCTTCTTTCCGAAGCGTTTCACGCCATTGTAATAGAAAGAAATCCGATTATGTAGAGCATTTTCAATTGAATTTCCATACACGGTCACTGAGTTTCCTGATGTCCACAGAAAACATGAGATGATGGTGCCGTTCCAATTGATAATGGGATTTCTCAATTCATCGGCAATTCCGTCCATGATCGTTAGATCTTCTTCAGAGTACCCAAACTCCTTGGCAATTGTCTTCATGACATTTAGAGATGCAATCATCACATCGAGACTTCTTCTCAAATCGTACTTAGAGTAGTCCCAGTCAACCATTAATCCATCAGTTGAAAGTTCTTGCACATACTGCATTGTCTGTTCCCATTCCTTACTAGCACAATTTATGCCAACTGCACATTCGGTCAAATGAGGATGACGGGAAATGAATTCAATCACGGGCAAATAGTACTGCCGCACAACCAAAGCAAATAGACACTCCAAGATGTAGAAGATCCTTACTTTATCAGAGTCTTCAGCAACCACTTCATCTTTTAGGCATGTCTTCGTCCACACACCGTATTTCCTACGTGCTTTAAAACAGTCAATCATTTCCTCGAACTGTTTCATCGCATCTGATGAGAGTTTGTACTGCTTCGCACCTGATTCCAGTGGCTCAATCTCTTCAAAGAGATCACTGTACATCTTTGCTCCTGCGCCTGAACCTATAGGTCCAATAGCAGAATGCATGTTCACAATTTTCATGTACATCGATTCTTGTATGCCGTTCACCATTTCAAGATCAGTTAATGGTCTACACAAATCTGGATTGGCTTTCTTGTACTCTGGAATCTTTTTCAAAATAGGCTCAAGATAATCATGAAAAGCCCATTCAAGCGCATCTGGTGGAACTTCACGTGCTCCGCCTGCAAGAATTTTCAATGCTTTGTTATGAGGTTTCCATGCTTTGTTCATCACTGGTGCTTTCCATTTGCATTTCATGTTAAGCTCTTTCTCCAAATATTCGCTGATGAGAGATTTTCTCACACGAGATCTGTACCTCGGTAGATTCGGATTGTATCCAAGAACTTCAATTCCATTATATGGTTCAATGTCCTCAAACAAATTGGATGCGGGATGGGGTTTACCTTTAACCGTGATCAATTTGAATCCAAGTCTTTCTTCTGGCATTGTTCCTGCCTCGGGTACCGTGATGAAATCAACATCACCCTTAAGAACTTCGTACGCTGCATCATAATCAGCTTTGCTTATTTCCTGAGCAATTCCAATCTTTGTGCTCCTTCGATAACCTCCAGCTATGTGGAATCCCAGAATCACTCCTTTCTTGATCACTGGAACCCCGCAAGAGCCTGTCTGAGTTTTCTTGGAATCGTATTCAATTCCACGACCACAAGAATAGTTCGCACATTTGACATCATTGTCGTATTTGACATTCACAGCTTCAGGCACCACGAGAATCTTCTCTCCTACCTTTTCAAGGTGCAAAATTCTTGCTGAATGGTGATCTGTTGGGGAATTGACTGGCAACAACTTGGATATATCGTGTCTCACTTTGGGTGCTTTGGGCACCTTCACAAGAACGGCATCCTTGTTTGCCATTTGTCTGAGTGATTTGTCGTAAATTGTCACACTTGATTTGAATCCTTGACTATCAATCTCCAAGTCAGTGTACTCCTGAACAGCGCCATTATAGACATCAGGTCGGAAAAAATGCAATGGCAACAATAACACTCCAGAACGAATCCATACACCACACACTCTGCGGTTCTCTTCACCAACTTTACCTTTCACCCAACATAGTTGCTTGCCAACCATCTTCTCGGTGGCATCTAATGACAGCGAGCTATCAGCAGAACTAGTTGGGGATGACCAATTGAACGACATGAAGGAGTTCCAGCTATCCGCTTTGCTTCCTGTGCGTTCAAGTCCAGATTGCGGTTCAGTGTCCCTTCGAATCATATTCCAAATGGAAATTCCACACAACACGGCTCCCATTACTCCAATAGCAGTGGGTATATCACAAAATTCTGACATGTGTCGTCTACTACGCTCGAATAACTCTCTGCGTAGAGCAGGATTCTCTTGTGTCAAGTTCTGTAATCTCTTCACGCGCGCTGAAAATCCTAGAGCGCGTCTCAACCACATGTGTAGAAAGAACAATACAAAATAAATTGCGGCCATTGTAGCTGGGAATGTCCACCAATCGTACATTTTCTTGGTGAGAACTTGAACAACGTACTTCTCTTCATAAAACCAGTAGTACACGATTCTTCCAAGTTGTCGTTGAATTTCATAGAGATCTTCATAGAAGTACTCGCTGAAATCTAAATAGTTCGTTGTGTAGATTCCTCGCGAAGCGTAATATTCTCGATTCTCGAAGACTTCTTTCGACCATTGAGGAAAAAGTGGAATTGGTCCGAACTTCGTCTTTGTGCGGACCTCAAGTGTCACAAGTTCCCATTCTCTGGGATGAAACAACCGCATGTATTTGGGATTTATTCTATAAGGTTCTAAATGTCTACCAATGTTTTCCAATGCAAAAATTAAAAATGTGAAAAATATGAATATTATACAAGACCATGTAAAACTCCTTTTAAGGAGTGTTGTGATTGGTAGAAAAATTTGCCTTTCTGCGGCAACGAATTGAATATATCTTTGCTTCATCCTGCCCAACAATGTGGGCTGACCATTACTTTCTAGCCATGGTTGTGGGACAAGACTGAGAGTTTTTGAGATCACTCCTTCTGGAATGTGAGATATTTCCTCCAAAACTGATTCCCTCAGCACATTGCCAGTGCTTTGATCTATGGACCATATGTACTTCCATTTGACAAAGGGATTCAAGTATGGTGCAACTGCTTCCTTAGCGATTGACGCTGCAGTTCCAAGCACCACAGATACCAGTCCACTCTCAGGCTCGGTGTAATTTTCGGGTTTGTTGCCACATCGTTTACATGGCATATTTCCTTCTTCGCCGAAATCACAATAGTTAGAATGGCCTCCCATATTATCGCTCTTGGGACATCTGCTTTCAAATGGCACATTGCTAACAACAGAAGCTTCAACTCTAGTCATATCATCAAAGTCAACTTGCCTTGACACTTTCGAGCAAGTACAAAAATGTGCGAGTCTCTTACAAACGAGACATGCTTTCTTTCGCTCATTCTTCCTGAAACGTTCGAGTTTGTCTTCATTCTCATAGTGCTGTATGGCAAGATGGCGAATCAATTCCAGGAAATTTTTAGTGTCCAAGTTTCGACTCTCGCCATCTCCATATTTGAAGTATTTGCGTGTTTTATTCTTCTCACCATAGATGATTTCATACACATCAAATAAATGATAGTTGTTGGATCCATCCACAGATTTTGAATCGAATCTTCCATCGCTATCCGCGAATTCTTTCTTCACGCGCATCTTCACAGACAGATACCTCCGACACCATGCCCCTGGTTCTTTAGCAACATGGATGAAAGGCTCTTCCGTGTTTCCTGTGGAAACAGCCGACAAATGTTGACAAGTAATCTTGGCTTTGTCTTCCAAATTTGATCTATTTGGATGATAAGGAACTGGATCCACCAAAGCCAATGCCAGACTGTAAGCTGCTTCCATGTTTTTCGAATAAGCCTCTCTGATGGGGCTCGTTTCATTGATTGTAATGCATTGAGTGCTGTTCGTCAATTCATCGAAAAATGGTGCAGTCAAGTTGATTTGAGCATTGTCATCTTTTCGGAAGGTCACTCCTCTCGCGGCGCACAATTGTTCATGCACATCTAGAGTGATGTATGATTTTCCAACTTTTGGCTCACCATGGATATGTAATCCAAAAGCTACTTTCACTGCACAAACCTTCAAGATCATGTCCCTCAAATCATTGTAGAGAATTTGAACCTCTTTCAACAAGGTCGAGGAATGTAGAGTGGTGAATTTGTCTCGATCTGTCTGAGTCATTTTCAATAAGGTGTTGTAAACACACTCAATTTCCACGAATTTGGCCTGACGTTCTTCAGAAGAGGAAAATTCACCTCTCTTGAAATTGATAAACCATTGTTTGATCCTGTAATAAGCCTCATGACAGGTGGCCAAAGCACCTGAGTTCATGACCAAAGGTTGCAAACTGTTCTGTTGAAAACACGCCAAACCGACAGTTGAACACCAATTGTACAGCTTCACAACGTGATCAATGAGATCCGTTGCATTCAATCTTTCAGCTGTCGCATGTTCGATGATCTTTTCCTGTAATGGGTGATTAAATTCAATGTTTTGAATCTTGCAAGTGGCAAATGCAAAGACTGTTCCAACAACATATGACAAATGTTTTGTGAAAATTCCTTTTTTCAATGTTTCCCAAACCGCGACTGCACCTGTAGATAGTGCTTCAGGTTTAGTCACGTTGAGTTCGACATTGAAAGCATCCTCAAATCTCATTCCATCCAAAACTTCGGGAAGTTCTGCTCCCTTGATGTAATCATGCAAGTAATCATGCAGTTTGGCAATGATTCCATTTCCTATGCATGCATCTAAGAACGCAATACAACGAGTGACAACAGAAGTGAGATTCGTGTCGTGATTCAAACCAATACACAGCAACGCCAGTTGTGTGATCATCTTCGTACTTTTCCTGATAAGTTGGGAAGAATAATCCTTTTCCATTCTTTCCCTAACCAAATTCAGTTGGGCACCGAGACCCGATTTTCGTGCAAATTCAACTTCGGGTTTTTCCTCAACTTGCGGCGGATTGTGCAATAATTGTAGATCTTCATGCACCAATACTTCCCTGACTGGTGTCTCTTCTGACTCTTCATCATCTTCCTTGCCTGATTCCGGCTGAAAGACTGCAATATTTGGCATCCTGAGCCTGCACAATACGTGTGCTCCATCCTCAATGTCTTGATCAGAAGCAGTTGGACGGGGCAATCCAGTGCACCCATATTCAACATAGATGCATTTACCCTTTTCAGTTCTGTGATCTGTGAAGTAACTGATATGTTTGCCTTCACTCGTGAAAATAGGCAATACAACACAGCACTTACAATCTTTCAAATCTTTCGTGCATGGAGAGATGCTAAATGACTCTCCCTTTTTCATTTCCTTCAATGGTGGTGGAAATTGCCGAGGACGGGGAACGATAAAGCTCTGCATGAGCTTCTTACGTGGGGGACCGGGCTCTTCAATTGTGAGCTCCGATCTCTCGGTTCTTTTCCTAGTCGTAGAAGAACTTTCTCTCCTTTCTCCACCATTGTATTGTGTTTCTGTTTCTGAATTTTCTGTATTAAGAGTGATTCTTGTTTGTGATTTTTTGTTCTTTAAGTATTCAAAGATTTCCCGATGCAAAAAATGTGACTTGTTAGTAATTTCGCAGCTCAGTAGACCCCCTGCGGGCTATTAACCCTCTGGAACAAGGTGCCTGTGGTGAAAAAGTCGGTCGTAAAAGTTTGAAGCCTTGACTTTTGAACGACCCCCCATTAGATTGAAATACGGTTCATTGTTCACGACGCAATGAACTATTAATCAAAATTTGGATAATTCGTTTCTTGAAATACAGCTTGATATGTTTCGTACCATGATGAATCATGGCCCATGTCTCCACTACATGCTGAGAGTTGTTCAAACAAATCATCGGATGTTTTGAACAAACCGGAAGTCATAATGACTCGTCACTCCGGAAGCTACTCCATAAAGCTTTTGTATTCCAGGAAATAAAATCCTGGGGGTTTCCTTAAATTTGTAACTCAAACTTCGAACGTGGTTTCGCGCCCACGTATGTTCGAAATAAAAGTGTTCGGGCATTCAAAGGTGTGTGCTCGTTTTCCCTTAAAATTTATGATCCACACGGATCCTCGGGCATTCAAAGGGGTATGCTCGGCAGTGTGAAATAAATCTCACACGAAAGGAATCTTTATAAGGCATTCCAAATATGTTTTCCCTCTCCTAAATAAGGAGGTAACAGTTGTTGATTACAACCATAGATCTATCAGATGGGATTGATCAGTAAACCAACAGTAAGTGTGCACATATGCCAAAATGGCTACGGATTTACATAAAAGTACAATGCGTACCGTCATTTTGATTTTTCCTAGCCCATATAGTGCACGGGCTTTCTGTAGTATATTTACTATTCGACTACTACGATTTGTCGATAGCAGGTTACGATGTACAGGCATTTTTACCTGTACAAAGAGATATAGGTGTCCTTTCCCGGATATAATAGAACTTGCTTAAGAATCGAAAGTTAGTCTCATCACATTTGTT